CTACGCGTCCGCGGCCCACGGGTCGGGCTCCCACACCGGGTGAAACTCGAACTCACGCACAACGCGCCACTGGGCCCCCTGCTCGCTCTTGCGCGTATGGACCACCATGCGCCGCAGCACCTGCCGCAGTAGCGCGTTCCGCTCAACCGGCAGGATGGTTTCCCACTCCTCGACCAGACCGACGACCAGCGAACGGAACTGCTCGCGCTCGGGCGTCGCCTCGACCTCGGCGAGCGATTGCAGCGTCTTGACCAGATGGCCTTTCTTACCGAGCAGCTGGTCGCGCACCCGGGCGAACGTGTCCGCCGGGTACTTGTCGGGGTCCATCGCGTTGTCGGTCACGAGTCGGTCTAGGGCCGCGTCGAGCTTGGCCAACTCGGCGAGCGTGTACGCCCGTTCCTTGGCCGCGTGTGCGCGCGGATCCTCCGGCGCGGTGCGCTGCGTCGGCACGGCCGGCGCGGTGTCGACTCCCTCGGCCGCTTCCTTCTTGAGCCATCGCAAGACCTCGGCCTCGACCTCGTCGCGCCGTACGTACAGGCCGTCCGGGCATGCCGACTTTCCCTTGAACTTCTGTTCGTAGCAGACGAACGTATACCCGCGGATTGTCTTGCCGTCCGGGCCTCGCTTGCCGGATCGGGCGACGGCCGTGCCTCGACAGTTGCCGTGCCGCATGAGCCCCGTGGTTGTGTACGTCGCTTTCCGGGCCCGCGGGGGCGTGTTCTTCGCCTCGGCGCGGTGCGCTTGGTACTGCTCCCACTGGTCAAGGGTGATGATGGGCGGCTGCGCCCCGGGGATGTAGAGCATCCGCCCCTCTTTGCACGACGAAAAGTGCTCCTGCCCCAGCTTGCACGGGCAGTCGGGGTCATGGGTGTGGAGCAGGCCGGCCGCGAACCCCGAATCGAGGTACCGCTGTACGGAGTTCACCCGCCATTGATTGCCGCGCAGGGTGGGGACCATGAGCTCGTCGTTAAGCCAGTGCGCAAGCTGGTGGAATCCGTCGCGGGCGAGCTTCCGCTCGTACAGCTCCGCGACGATGGGCGCCTGGTCGTGGTCCAGCTCGTACCGCTCGTCCTGCAACCGGAAACCGCCGGGCGTCTCAGCGTCCGGGACACGCCGCGGGTGCCAGAGGTAACCGAAGCGGCCGCCACCGGTGGCGGGGAGTTTCAGCCCTCGCCGGTGCGCATGCGTCTCCTTCCACTGCTCCCCGGCGCGGTCGCTCTCGAACACGGCGAGGTCGAACAAAATCGCGCGGTTGAAGCGGCCCACGGCGGTGCGTGCGTCGACCTCTTCCGTGGCCGAGGCGAGCTGCCCGCCCGCGTGTTCGAGCCGGGCGAGGTTGACGGCGATGCCGAGGTCGTTGCGGCCGAAGCGGCTGAACTTCCATACGGCGATGCCGACGGCCTTGCGCTGCTCGACGCGCTCGATGCCTTGCATGATCTTGCGTTTGAAGTTCCGGCCGGTGGCGTCGAGGTCGACAATCCAACCGACGATGTGGCGCCCGGTGCGGGCGGCCCATGCGTTGATGGCGGTCTCTTGCAGCTCCGGGCTGATCTTCTCCTCTTGCCATGTCGAGACCCTGATATAGCCAATAAAGGGCTCACCGTTGCGCGGTGAGCCCTCATGGTGTGTCGACGGTTGGATCACGTCGTGATGCCTTCCTTCGGTGGCAGTCGTCGCGCTTGGTTGATGTCGACGACGGTCGGCGCGGTCGTCGACGCGGTGAGCTGCGCGTCGTACAGGATGTGCTTACGGACGATGGCGTACAGCTCGCGCTCGGTAGCCACACGGTGAGCGGCGAGCAGGTCGCGGATGGCGCGGTATCCGGTGATGGGGATGCCCACGGCGCCAGTGATGGAGATGGACGCGCCGATCGCCAAGGTTGTCGCGCAGCGTTCCGGCGCGGCGAGGGCCGTGGTGAGCACGGCGAGGCCGACATAAAGCGCGAGGAGTGACAGCGCGGCGGCGACATAGTGAGCGATCTTGTACATGGGGGCGGTCTCTCCAGTTATGGGGCGCGCTCCCCGCCCTCCTTTGCGCGGAGGGCGCGGACCATGCCCATGAGCGCGTCTTGGTCGTGGGGGTCGTTGATACCGAGTGCGGCGAGCGCCTCTTGCGGGGTGATCTCGCGGGTTTCGGGGTTGAGCTCGGAGGCTGGGAGTAGGCCGGCCTTCACCAGTAGGGGGGCGACCGGCACGCCGAGGCCGGTGGCGACGCGCCCGAGGGTTCGCGGGTCGACGCCGCCCTCGTCGCGCAGGAATCGCGACACGGTCGCTACTGGGATTTCGGCCTCGTCGGCGAACTTGCGCCTACCGCCGCCGCGTTGAGAGAGGTCGTACCCGCGACGGTTGAGTTCGTGGGTGAGCCATTGACCGAAGGTCATGCCTGGCGGTGGCTCGCTGTAGGCCGTCCTGTGGGTGCTCATAGATGCAATCTATCGCGCACGGATGATCCCCGGCTAGCGGACTCCCATATGCGGGCATGCGAAACCTCCCTCCCGGGCTCCCCTCCCGGGAGACTCTTGACCGCAGAATATCGACTATTTGGTCGAATCTTCAAGGTTTCTTCACCAGTCGGATGACTGTTTCTGCTGGTGAGACCACTACTTCACAGTACGTGTGCGCCCCGCCCGGCACCGGATCCCCACATTCCGAAACCCATGTTCCACTCGCGATCGATCTTTGCTATGTTCCATCCACGATCGATAAGCAATCGATCACGGAAGGACCCCCGTGCACTTCAACATCACCCCCCTGCTCGTCGCCGCCGCCCGGCAGCGCGTGTTCGGTACCGCCGACCTCGCCCGCCACCTCGGCATCCCTTACGCCACGGTCTACCGCTGGATACGCGGCGACGGCGCCCCCAGCGCCAAGGCCCTCGCCCGGATCCACACCCGCTACGGCCTCACCACCACGGACCTGTTCACCCAGGACCCCGCCGCATGACCGCCCCGACGATCACCCGCGAGCAGGCGTTCGCCAACGCCCGCGCCGTCCTGGACCGGGCCCGCGCCCGCCGCGACGCCGACCGCGCCGCCGGACGCCTCGCCCCCGAGGTCGAGCTCATCCTGCGCCGCCTCGAACGCCAGCAGCGCGAGCAGCAGGCCGCCACCCCGCACCGCGCCGCCGCCTGAAAGCAGAACGGGCCGCCCCGGATCGCACCCGGAACGGCCCAACGACCGTCACTGAAAGGACCAGTCGTGAACCCGAACACTACCCGCACCCCGCGTGCCGCCCTCGCCATCCGAGGCGGACGCGGAGCCCGCACGTTCCTCGCCCACCGCGACGCCATCGCCGCCGAGCTCGACCGGATCGCCCCGGGCATCGCCACCGTGCGCAGCGTCCCCGTGTGGACGGACGTCAGCGCCCCCGGCCGCGTGTCGACGTGGATCACCCTCGACAACGCCCTCGGCCAGCCCCTCACCGCGGGCCGCGCCGCGCACCGCGCCGCCCGGCAGCTGCTCCACTCCGCTTTCCCGGGCGCCGACTGGACCCGCCCGCAGGACTACGACACCCACACCGGCCTGCTCACCACCCCGCCGCAGCTCGCCGCCCCGGCCGGCCTCGGCATCGACACCGCGCCGGTATCCCGATGATGCGCCCCGGACTCACCGCCGACGGCCGCCACGTCCGCATCCCCGTCCGCGACCAGCTGCTCGCCCCGCTGCTCGACGACCTCGCCATCGCCTACGCCGAGGACCCCGTCGAGGTCGGGCACCTGCTCGCCGCCCACGCCGGATCCGTGCTGCGCCTCGACCACGCCGAGGTCTCCGACGACATGCCCGACCGCGAACGGGAGACGCGCGCCGCCGAGGCCGACGTCACCCGCGAGGCCCTGCTCGCCGAGCTCCCCGACGAGCACCAGGCCGACCGCCTGCTCGGCCCGGACGACGCCGTCACCCTCGCCACCCGCTTGACCCGCCTCGCCGCCCACATCCGTAACACCGCGAACAGGACCAGCCGATGACCATCGTTGCCGCCGAGCGCCCGCAGGCGCCCGCCCCCTACACCGCCGCCCGCGCCGCCCACGGGGGCGCCCTGTCCCTCGGCCACATGACGCCGCATGAAGCGTGGATGTTCTGCGAATCGCTCGCCAACACCCCGTTGCTTCCCGACGCGTACCGCAAGCAGCCCGCTTCGGTCCTGTGGGCGATGGAGTACGGGCGCGCGCTCGGCCTGGACGTCGTCACCACGATCACGACGATTCACGTGATCAAGGGGAAGCCCACGCAGTCCGCCGACCTCATGCTCGGCCGCGCCCGCGGCGCCGGGCACCGCGTGCGGATCCAGTCGGAGCGCGACCGTTGTGTCGTCCGCATCCAGCGCCACGACGACCCCGACGACGAGAACGTCATCGAGTGGACGCTCGACGACGCCGTGACCGCCGGACTGTGCACGCTCGTCAACGGGCGCCCGCACTCCCGCGACCAGAAGAACCAGCCCCAGCCGTGGGAGAAGTTCCCGCGCGCCATGCTCCGCAGCCGCGCCATCGCCGAGTGTGTCCGTGCCGCGTGCCCGGAAGTGCTGCACGGTGCGATCTACACGCCCGAGGAGCTCGGCGCCGTCGTCGACCAGGCGGGCAACGCCGTCGAGGTCGAGGTCGGCCGGCCCGCGCCGCAGGTGATCCCGCACACCGTGCAGGAACCCACCGCGCCGTCCCGCGACTACCTCGCCGAAGCGGTCGCCACGCCCGACCCCGAGCAGCTCGCCGCGATCATCGGCGACGCGGCCGAGGACGGCGCCCCCGCGCACTACCTCGCCGAGCTGGAGACGCTGCGGGCCGCGCACGCTGCACCCGACGTCGAGGCCGTCCGCGAGATGCACAAGCAGGCCAAGGCCGCAGGCGCCCCCGCGGACCGCCTCGGCCGCCTCGCCACCATCGGCGCCACCAAGCCCGGCGCCAAGGCGCAGGCGACCCCGGCCGCGATCACGACGACGGCCGAGCAGGTCGAGCACGTCGACCAGGACCAGGAGCACGCCGCCGCGCTCGGCGAGATGCTCGACGCCGCGACGGCCGCCGGACTCACCCGCGAGGAGGCCGAGCAGGCGTTCGTCAGCGCCCACCAGACCGCCAGCGCCGCCGCCACGCCCGCGCAGCTGCGCTCCCAGCGCGACGACCTGCTCGTCGCCGCGGGGGTGACCGCATGAGCGCGCAGACCCTCGACGAGCAGATCTACCAGCACCACGAAGACACCATCGTGGAGCGCCTGAACCTCGCCCGCCTCGCCGTCGAGCAGGGCGAGGCCACCGCCGAGCCGGCCGAGCCGACCGCGCCGCCCGAGCAGGCGCCCGCCGACGCCAGCGCCGTCAAGGACGCCACCACCCGCGAGGCCGTACTCAAAGCCCTGCTCGACGAGGTCAAGGAGGCATACGAGGCCGCCCGGACGGACGTTCAGTACCTGCTCGACCGGCAGGAGCAGGCCACCGGCGCCCGCCAGTTCGGCGCCGCGCTCCCCGACGGCACGAAGTTGGGCACCGTGTCGCTCACCGGCGGATCCCCGGCCGCCGTCGTCACCGACGACGAGGCGTTCACCGCATGGGCCCGCGAAGCGTTCCCGGCCGAGGCCCGCACCCGCATCGTCAAGGACATTCAGCCCGCGTTCGTCAAGCGCCTGTTGGCCGAGATGACCGCCGCGGAGACGACGCAGGTGTGCAACCCGGAAACCGGCGAGGTCCACGACGTGCCGGGCGTGCAGATCAAGGCGACCCGCGCCCGCTCCCACTCCGTCCGGTTCACCAAGACCGGCCGCGAGCTGGTCGCCGACGCGTGGCGTACCGGGGCCCTCGCCCCGCTCATCCTGCCCGCCCTCGCCCCCGCCGAGCAGTAACCGCCCTGGCCCGCCCCACCCCCGGGGCGGGCCCCGGAAGGACCACCATGCGTATCTCCGACGCCACCCGCAGCCGCATTGTTGAGCTGCTGAAAGAGGGCGCCACCAACCGCGCCATCGCCGCCGAGCTCGGCCTCGACAAGAGCACCCCGGCCCACTACCGCCGCCTGCTCGGCATCGCCCCCGCCGCCCGCACCCCGTCGCCGAACCGTTCGCCGCTCACCATCGAGCAGAAGTGGGCGACGTACACCCGGCCCGCCGAGGGCGACGGCGGACACGTCGAATGGACCGGACGCCGCACCAAGGTCGGCGACACACCGGTCATGACGTACAGGGAGCGCACCCACACCGCGCGCATCGTGGCGTTCCGGATCCGGCACGGCCGCGACCCCATCGGCTACGTCAAGCCGGAGTGCGGCCGGCCCGAGTGCGTCGCGCCCGATCACCTCGAAGACGAGCAGGGCCGCAACCGCGTGCGCTCCCAGCTCGGCGCCCTGCTCGGCCGCGCCCCCCGCGTCACCGAGTGCACCCGCGGCCACGCCGTCGCCACCCACCGCCGCTACGCGAGCGACGGCACGGGGTACTGCGGCACGTGCCACGAGGACGCCAACAGGGCCCGCAGGGCCGCCGCGTGACGCCCGCCGCCCGCCGTCGCCGACCGGCCGCCCCGCCCGCCAAGCGATACGACGGGCCGCCGCCCGCCGCCCAGCCCGCACCCAGCTGCAACTACGGCAACCCCCGGTGCGGCGCCCGACCGGCCCGCCCGTACCCGTGCGGGCCCATGTGCGACGAGCACCAGCCCGCCGCCACCCACCCGTTCTACCGCCGCCCCCAGTGACGGCCCCGGGGCGAGGACGAGCCACCCGCGCCCCTCGCCCCGGGCGCCACACCCCCGAACAGGAGCACCACCCCGTGACCCTCGACGCCATGGATTGGGTATGGCGGCACTCCCGCACCCGCGGGAACCCGCGCACGCTCATGCTCGCCGTTGCCGACGCCACGACCGGCCCGGACGCCACCGCCCGCATGGGCACGGCCGAGATCATGCGCAGGCTCAACACCCCCGCCAAATCGACCGCCCTCGACGCCGTCGCCACCGCCCTCGCGTCCGGCGAGCTGGTCGTCGAGCAGCCGTCCGCCGGGAGCCGCGCCGCCCTCTACCGCATCCCCGGTGCCGTCGACTACACCCGCAGCAGCGGTCGGGAATCCCGACCGCAACCGGCCCAGAGCCAGCGGTCGGAAATCCCGACCACAAACGGACAGCGGTCGGAAGTCCCGACCACAAACCCGGCCGCTACTGGTCGGGAATCCCGACCGCAACACCCGGAGCCCGAAACCGGTTTGTGGTCGGAAATCCCGACCGCTTGTGGTCGGGAATCGCTACCCCATCACTCACCCATAGAGAGAGTGAGTGAAGGAGTGAGTGACACGGGCCCGCGCAGCAGCGTGGCGCCCGAGTTCGCCGAGCAGCTGGTCGCCAAGATCACCGCCGCCCGCGTCTACGTCGCATGGGACCTCACCCCCGGCGAGTGGCTGCGCATCGACGCCCTGCTCAAGCGCTCCGGCGACGACATGCTCGCCGCCGTAGCCGTCAAGGCCGCAGCCAAGCGCGACGTATCCCACGCCCGCTACTTCCTGCGCGCCTGGCAGTCCCTGCCCGCGCTCCCCGCCCCCGGCACCGTCCCCGCGCAGCCCGCCGGGCCCGGAGCCGACGTGATCCCCCTCGCCGCAGGCCCTCGCCGCCAGGGCCGCGTAGCCACCGCGCAGGCGATGTTCGCCGCCGCGGCCGGCCTCGACACCCAGGAGAACGCCCGATGATCCGTCAGCACGTCGCCGCGCTGCTCGCCTACGTCGCCCGCCTCGACCCCCGCAGCGCCCCCACCGACCCGGCCGCCGCCGAGGAGATGCTCGACCAGTGGGCCGACATCCTCGCCGACGTCCCCCCGACCGCCTCGCACCCCGACGGCCGCGGGTGGGACGCCTCGCAGGCCGTACGCCACCACATCGCCACCAGCCCCTACCCGATCAAGCCGAGCGACGTGTCGCGGCCGTGGCACGCGTTCAAAGCCGACCTGCTCGGCCGCCATGTCGGAACGTTCGAGCCGACCGCGCACCCGGAGATCGACCCCGACGCCGAGACCGGTAACGCCTACGTCGCCGCGCTGCGCGCCGAACGCCACGCCATCGCCAGCGGCGAGCAGCTGCCCACCACGCACCGCGCCATCACCGCGGGCCCGGCCGCCGCCGAGGTCGAGCGCCGCCTCGCCGCCCTCGGCACCTATCTGCCGCGCAGCGTCGAGGCCGCCCTCGCCGCCCACCGGCCGGACCGCGCCGAACGCGAGCGCCTCGCCCGCACCGGCCGCCCCGACCCGCTCAACGTGCCGTGCCCGTACGAGCCGTGCCACGCCCCGACCGGCGAGAAGTGCCGCAACGCCACCCGCGGCCGGCCGACCCGCGCCACCGCCCACCCGTCCCGCCTCGACGCCGCCACCGCCCGCCACGCACAGACCGAGGTCGCAGCATGAACCGGAACAGCAAGCACCCCGGCCGGACTCACCGGCGCAAGGCCAGCGCCACCGACCGCACCCACAACCGCAGCGGCTACCGCATCACCGGATCATGGGACCAGCGCCCCGACCGGCCCGCGATCCGATCCACCCCCGACCGCAAGGCCGCCCGCCGCATCGCCCGGCAGATGGCCGAGGAGGGCGCGTTCGTCATCGTCGAGGAACACCTCGGCCACAGCGCGTTTCGCACCCTGTACGAGCTGGACGGGCCCGCCCTGCTCGCCGAGCGCGCCGCCGCCGAGCAGGCCGCCGCCGAAGCCGCCGAGCGCGCCCGCGCGTTCGAGCTGCACCAGGCCGCCGCCGCCGAGGCCGTCCGCCTCGAACGCGACCGCCGCGACCGCGACGCCGCCCGCTACGCCCGCGCACTCATGGCCGCCCCGCCGAACACGCGCCCCGACCGCCGCGCGCGCCACACCGCAGGCGGCCGCTAATGACCCCCGACGCCGTCGCCGCGATCATCGCCGCCGCCATCCGCGACCACCCCACCAACTCCCCCGAGGCGCAGGCCAGGTTCGCCGTCACCGAGCTACGGGCCGAGGGGTGGCACATCGTCGCGCCCGACGTCGCCCAGGCCGTTCTACGGGCCGCGTAGCCCCTCGACCAGGGGGGCGGCACCAACTACCCACCGCCGCCCCCCATCCGCTATCGTCCATCCATGGATGGTCAGTGACCGTTCACGACAGATACGAAACCGGGACGGACGCCATGCCCACAGCCACAGCCGCCGAGCGATTCGCCGAAAAGGTGAACACCGCCGGGCCCCTCTCACTCCGCCATGGCGCCCCCGGCCCCTGTCACCTGTGGACCGGCCGCCCCAACCCCAAGGGATACGGCCGGTTCTGGACCGACCGCCGATACGTCAAGGCCCACCGCTACGCGTACGAGCTGCACACGGGCCCCATCCCCGCCGGCCTTGAGGTCGACCACCGATGCCGCCGCCGCGCATGCGTCAACCCGGACCACCTTGAGGCCGTGACGCACCGCGAAAACGTGCTCCGCAGCTCCAACATCGCCGCCGTACGCGCCGCCCGCACCCAGTGCATCGCAGGCCACCCGTTCGACCAGGCCAACACCCGCGTGCGCGCCAACGGCACCCGCCAATGCCGCGCATGCCAGCGCACCCGCAAGCGCGCCACGCACACCCCCACCCCCCACCGAGAGGCCGCATAACCATGTCCGGCGAAACCGTCATCACCGTCATCGGGAATCTCACCGCGGACCCCGAACTCAGGTTCACCCCGTCCGGCGCCCCCGTCGCGAACTTCACCATCGCCAGCACACCCCGCCATTTCGACAAGCAGACGAACGAGTGGAAGGACGGCGAGACCCTCTTTCTCCAGTCCGCCGTATGGCGCCAGGCCGCCGAGAACGTCGCCGGATCCCTCACCCGAGGCATGAAGGTCATCGCCCAAGGCCGACTCACCCAGCGCAGCTACGAGAAGGACGGGCAGAAGCGCACCGCCTACGAGTTCACCGTCGAGGAAATCGGCCCCTCGCTCAAGACCGCCACCGCCAAGGTCACCAAGACCAACGGCAGCAACGGCCAGCAGCCCCAGCAGCAGGCCAGCACCGGCGGATACGGCCAGCAGACCCAGGGATACGGCCAGCAGCCCGCCCACGACCAATGGGCCACACAGCAGCCCTCACGCCAGGGATACGGCGACGAGCCCCCGTTCTAACCCCGCGGCCGCGACCGGTCGCAGCCCCAGCCGTGCGCGCGAGCAGACCGCGCCACACCACCCCGCTCGACTCCACACGAGACAGGACCACCCCATGACCCAGTGCCACGCCCACCGCGCCGCCCTCGCCGACCTCGACGCCATGACGTACGTAGTGATCCGGCCCGCCCCGGCCGCCGACGACAACGACGGCTTGGGCACGTACACCGTCGAGGCCGCCGCGCACGGGATGAGCAAGGCCGCCGCCGCGTACGCGCTCCGGCAGGTTGCCGACCGGTTCGACGCCGACGCCGCGGCCATGGGCGACCAGCCGCTCGACGCCGCCGCCATCGCCGAGGCCGACGCCCGCAACGCGCCCCACCGCGCCACCGAGCAGCAGCCGCCCGCCTCGCCGCCCATCCTCGGCATCGTTGCCAGCGGACAGGCCGCGCAAGCCATGGCCCGCGGCATCCGCTCGGCACGCCGTCCGGCCGGCCTCGGCGCGCTGCTCGACCACGTCGCCGCGAACCTCGACGACGACCGCACCTCGCCCGTGCTCTCGACCCTCGCCGAGGCCCTGCTCGACGAGGAGCGCGCCCCCACCCCCGTCGCCGCGTACGGAGCCGCCCGCATCGTGCTCGCCGAGCACGCCCGCCAGCTGTCCGCCATGCTGCGCGCCGCCGCACACGCACGCTGCGACTGCTGCCTCGACCAGGTCGCCCGCCTCGACGAGTACGCCGGGCAGCTCGCCCCGCACCTCACCCCGGCCCGGCCCGCCGTCGACGACGAGCACCAGGCCGCCGAGCCCGCGCCCCGATTCCCGCAGCTGGCCGTGCCGTGCCCCCGTTGCGAGGCGCCCGCCGGGCAGCTGTGCACCAGCCACAGCGGCACCCGCACCCGCACCGGCGACACCCACCAGGCCCGCACCGCCGCGTACCGCGCCACCACCGCGGCCGGCCGATGAACGGCGCCGCGGAAGTCGCCGCGTTCGCCGCGCTGGTCGTCATCGTCACCGGCATCCCCACCGGCGTATGGGCCAGCACCCCCGACCGCCGCGCCCGCCGCCGCGCCGACCGCCACCTCGCCCGCCTCGCCCGAACCACAGGAGCCACCGCCATGACCCTCGCCAACGACGAGCAGCGCGACCCCGATTACTGCTGGACGTGCGGCCGCAAGTGCGGATCCCAGGCCCACTAGCAGCCGCTCGACCGGGGCGCAGCCACCGCGCTGCGCCCCACCCCCACCGCACCACGGAAGGCCCGCCAGTGACCCGCCGCAACCGCCCGAACCAGGGACGACGAGCCCTCGCCGCCGCAGGCCGCGACGTCCGCAACGACCAAATCCGCAACCTGCTCGCCCGCCTCGAACGCGGCCACCTCACCCCCGACGAGGTCGCCGCACTCCGCGCGTACGTCGAGCCCGTGCTCGCCGAGGCCGAGCAGCTGCGCGCCACCGTGGGCGGACAGCAGTCCGTCATGCGCCGCCATCACGAGCAGCTCGACGCCGCGCACCGCGCCATCGAGGAGGCCGAGGCCCGCGCCGAGAAGGCCGAGGCCGCCCTCGAACGCGACCGCGCCGAACGCACCCGCCTCGCCCTCGCCGCCATCAGCAAGGCCGCCACCACCCCGGAGCCGCAGCCGTGACCACGCCCGTTGACCGCCTCGCCGCCTCGCTCGACGACGCGCAGACCATCGCCCGCGAGTTCATCGCCACCGGCACCGCCGCCGTCGAGGAGGCCGAACGCCGCCGCGCCGAGGAGGAGCAGCGCGCCGAGCGCTACGCCGGGTGGCTCGCCGCGGCAGGCTACGCGTGCAACGCCCCGGACTGGCCGAGCCTCGCCGACACCGTGCAGGCCCTCGCCGAGCGCGCCCGCGCAGCCGAGCAGCGCGCCGAAGCCCGCCGAGAAGACCACCAGCGGGCATGCGTGACCATCGCCGACATGCACGCCGCCGCCGTCGGCGAGGTACGAGGGCCGATCCGGGGCGTAGTCGAGGACGTCGCCCAGGTACGCGCCCGCGCCGACCGATTGGCCAAGGCATGGAGGGACGCCGAGGCCGACGCCACCGCCACCGAGAAGCGCCTCGACGCCCACCGCCGCGCCCTCGCCGCCGTCCTCGCCAAGCCGGGCGAGACCCCGTTCGAGGAGCTCACCGAGTACGCCGCCCACACGCTTACCCGCAACGGTGCCCGCCTGCTCGGCGCCGAGCAGCGCGCCACCACCGCCGAGCACATCGCCAAGAGCAACATGCAGCACGTACGGCACGTCGTCGCCGAGCTGAAGAACACCGAGGCCACGTTGCAGCGCGTACGCGACGCCGAGACGCTCGCCGACGCCCTCGCCGCCGTAGCCGAGCACGACGGACTCACCCCGGCCGCCGCCCGCACCACCGCCAACATCGCCGCGGCCGCCGAGCAGCCGGCCGCCGTCGAGGCCGAGCGCGACCGCGCCCACGCCATCGCCCTCGCCGAGGCGAACCGCCGCGCCGCCCGCGCCGAGGCCGCCCTCGACGCCATCCGCCGCGCCCGCGATTGGGGCACGGTGTGGGCCGAGCTCGGCATGGTCTACGGGCTCACCTCGACGCAGGCCGGGCAGGAAGCCCGCACACGGCGCACCACAGCTGAGCGGGCCGCCCGGCAGCTCGCCGACGGATGGCGCCGCCACGCCCTGGAGGCCGACGCCCGCGCCGACCGCCACCTCGCCGCATGGCGCAACGCCCGCGACCGTGCCGCCACCGCCACCCGCAGCCGCGACCGGTTGCGCGCGTCCCGGGACCGATGGGTACGCGCCGCCGAGACCCGCCTCGACCGCATGTGCGCAGCCGAGCGCGCCCTCGCCCGCCAGGAGCAGAAGTGACCACGACCACGCAGGCCGCCCCCGCCGCGCACCGCGCCGCCGTCGACCTCGCCGCCATCCGCGAGCAGTGGGGCGACCTGCTCGCCGCCATCGAGCAGGCGCCGGCCGCCGAGTGGCCCCCGCGCGACGCCCGAGATTTTGACCGCCCCGCCCCGGCCGCCGTCGACGACGACGAGCACCAGGCCGCCGCCGTCGGACGCATGCCGCTCGTACTGCGCGAGCACCCCGCCCCGCTCAACCTCGACGCGCTCGACGCCGCCCTCGCGGTCGAGGAGGCCCTGTTCGACACGGCCGACGCCATCGCCGAAGTGGTGCAGCGGTCGATCCGAACCGTGCCCGTGCCGACGTACGGCAACCCGGGCGCCACCATGCCGGACCCGGGCGACGCCGCCGACCCGGCACGATGGCACTACCAGGCGCCCACCTCGCCCGGCAGCCGCGCGTACGGGCTGCACTGGGCCGCGGTCTGGCTTGAGGGCCGCGCCCTCGACGAGCCGTCAGGCGACCTGTTCGCCCCGGTACCGGCCCGCACCCTCGACGACCTCGCCCGCGTCGCCTCGCTCGCCCGCCGCAGAGTCGAGCGGGCCCTCGGCCGCGACGGGCGGACCACCACCCTTGACCGGCCGTGCCCGTGGTGCGGCGACGCGCTCACCGGCCGGACGCAGCCGGGGGGCGAGCCGTCCGTGTCGTGCATGCGGGGCGAGGCGTGCACCGCGCCCGTGCTGCTCGACCGCGGCCGGCGGATATGGCGGGGCGCCGAGCTGGTCGGGTTGTGGGCCGCCCTCGACGCGGCCGGGCGTAGGGAGCAGCCCGCAGCGTGAACGGCCGTAGGGGCGCCGGGAGTTGACCGGCGTCCCTTTTCTCGACCCCCTTGTGTACCCAGTACAGAACCCGGTACAGTCGGCATTCCGCCGCTCCACACGGCGCCGAACAACACAGGGAGCAAACCCCATGAAGACCTACGCGATCCGAGGCACCCGCACCAAGCTCACCGGCCACTACCGCCAGGACGGCACCCGCATCACGTTCTGCAACAAGCCCGTCGGCATCCCCAACGGCGACTTTCTCGGCCTCACCGGCTGGAAGATGTGCACCCGATGCGTCAAGGCCGAGCAGCGCGACCGCGCCCACGCCGAGCAGGTCGCCGCACAGTTCGCCGAGCCCATGCCGCAGCCCATCGTGATCATCCCGTGCGGCGCCGCCAAGCTCGACCACGCCGCCCCCGCCGCCGAGCTCTACACCGGCAGCTACCACCGCGCATGCCGCCGTGCCGCCGACACCCTCACCGCCAACGGCGGCACCATCCTCATCCTGTCCGCGCTGCACGGGCTGGTCCCGCTCGACCGCATCCTCGCCCCCTACGACATGCGCATGGGCGCCGCGGGCAGCGTCACCCCCGACCTGCTGCGCAAGCAGGCCCGCGAGCTCGGCGTCGACCGCGCCACCAACGTGACGATCATCGCCGGACTCAGCTACACCGCGCCCGCCCTCGCCGTATGGCCGCACGCCGCAACCCCCCTCGCCGGACTGCCCGGCATGGGCCACCACCTGCGCGCCCTCGCCGCCATCGCCGCCGCCGAGCAGGCGCCGGCCGCCGAGACCGGCCCCGACCTGTACGCCCCGCGCGGATCCCGCAACCTCACCACCGGGCACCTGCTCGACGACGCCACCGGCCGCGCCCACTGCGGCGCCGAGCTCGCCGGACCGAACGGCGCCGCCGTCCTCACCTGCGCCGCATGCCGCCACGCCGTCGAGGCCGAGGCCGCCGTCGAGCCCATGGCACCGGCCGACCGCGAGGCCGCCGAAGTCGAGGCCATGTTCGCCGCGCAGCTGGTCACCGAGGCCGAGGCCACCGTCGGAACGTGGCGCGGCGAGTGGATTGGCCAGGCCGCCGCCGACGGTGCCCTGTTCACCCTCACCCCCGACCGCGAACAGGGCGCCCTGTTCGCGTAACCGCCCGCGGCCCGCCCCACACCGGGGCGGGCCCTACACCGAGGAGCACCCCGCATGAGCACCAGCGACGAACAGCCGACCACCGCGCACTACCGGCGCACCCCCGAGAACGAGCTACCGGCCGCGCCCGCCGCGCAGGTCGCCGCCATCGGCCGCCTGCAATCCGGCCTGCTCGCCGCGGTCGGGCAGTTCGAACGCGAGCGGCGCGCCGAGATCATCGCCGCCGGAGGCGACCCCGACGAGGACCGCGACCCGTTCGAGCACGTGCGCGCCATCGCCGACGAGTGGGCCGACACCGCCGACGATGCCGAGCGCCGCGCCGCCCTGCTCGACCGCCTCGCCGACCGCCTCGACACCAGCGAGGTACGCGCGCTGCGCCTCGCCGCCGAGGCCGCCGTCGCCATCACCCCGCGGCTCATCTACGCGGACGCAGACGCGGGGGTGAGCGTCGGCGACACGGCCGCCGACCTCGGCCTCACACCGTCCTACGTCTACCGCGTCCGGCGCGAGCAGCGCGCAACCAACTGACCCACCAAACACAGCGGGCCCGCCCACGACTCCACATCGCAGACGGGCCCTCACCACGACGGGAGCAAACCCCACCATGGCTAAGCCGAAGAGTACCCAGCCCAAGCCGTCCGCCGTTCCGCAGCCCGGCAGCCGGCCGAGCATCCGAGTCGACGCCACCATGTCCGACGACCTCGCCGTCATCATGCGCGCGGGTGGCAACGCGGCCGACGCCGTGCGCACCGCCGTCGGACACCTCGCCGACATGTACCGCACCGCATGGGCCCACGGTGTCGTCCCGGACGGCGCACCCGCCCGCCTGCTCGCATTCCAGCTCGGCGCCCTGCCGACAGGCGCACCGCCCGTGACCAGGCCGTATGACGCCGTGTCCGACCGGCCCGCCGTGCCGCGCGTCGGCCGACGCATCCCCGGGCCCTTGCCTGTCCGGCAGTCGAAGCCGTAGCGCGCAGCACGTCCGACACCGCGCCCCGCCGTCCGACACGGCGGGGCGCAGCCGTGTCCCCGTGGCCGCCGCACCATCGCTTGCCCCGTGACCTTTCCGTGACCTATCGTGGGGAGCGGCCCCGGCGTGCCTGGAAACGGGCGGCGCCGTAAGAGACCCGAACGCCCCGCCAACCCCCCCGGCGGGGCGTTTCGCATGCCCGCACCCCGCGGCGAGGAGGTGACGCGCCCATGGGCCGACCCATCACTGACACTGACCGGCGAGCGGTGCGCCGCCACCACGCCGCAGGCATGACCCGCAACGCCATCGCCAAGAAGATCAACCGCAGCACCTCGACCGTTTCGAACCTCGCCAAGGAGCTCGGCCTCAGTTTCGAGCGCGGGCCCGAGGTCGTCGCCGCCACCGAGGCCCGCCGTATCGACCTCGCCGCCCGCCGCACCCTGCTCGCCGAGCAGCTGCACCAGGACGCCGAGAAGTTGCGCGCGCAGCTGTGGGAGCCGACCACTTACGGCGAGTTCGCAGGCAAGGACGGCACGTGGCAACACGTCGACCTCGCACAGCCTCGGTTCGCCGACCAGCGCCAGATCATCGCCGCGACCGGCACCGCGATTCAGCAGTCACTCAAGCTCGCCCCCGCCGAGGGTGGCGAGGGATCCGACCAGGTGCGCTCGATGCTCGGCGCGCTCGGCGAGGCCTTGACCCGCGCAGCCGACGACGACGGGGGCGACGACGGGGGGTGACGCGTGCTCGACCTGGACGCGCTCCCCCTCTCCCGCAAGCAGCTGCGATCGATCGGCCGCGCCACGGCCCGTATCAACCTGTGGCACGGCAGCGTGCGATCCGGCAAGACCATCGCCAGCCTGCTCGCGTTCGTCATCGCCGTGGCCACGGCCGGCCCGTCCGGACTGATCATCATCTGTGGCAGGTCGCTACAGACGATCGAGCGAAACGTGTTCGAGCCGTTGCAGGACCCGGCACTGTTCGGCCCGCTCGCCCGGCACATTCACCACACCCGAGGCGCCACCACGGCCACGATCCTCGGCCGTACCGTGCACCTGATCGGCGCCGCCGACACCCGCGCCGAGGGCCGCCTACGTGGCCTTACCGCGCAGCTCGCGTACGTCGACGAGGCGACCCTCCTGCCCGAGGGATTCTGGACGCAGCTGCTCGCCCGCCTCAGCGTCCCCGGGGCGCGCCTGTACGCGACGACCAACCCCGACTCCCCGCGGCACTGGCTGAAAGCCGGTTACCTCGACCGCGCCGCCGAGCTCAACCTGCGCGCCTGGCACTTCAAACTCGCCGACAACCCGTCGTTGTCGCCCGAGTACGTCGCCGACCTCTCCGCCGAATACGTCGGACTGTGGCGCCGCCGCATGATCGATGGGGCGTGGGTTGTCGCCGAGGGCGCCATCTACGACATGTGGGACGAGCGGGCCCACGTCGTCGCCGACCTCCCCGAAATGCGCCGCTACTGGGTAGGCCTCGACTACGGCACCACGAACCCGTTCTCTGCCATCCTGCTCGGCCTCGGCGTCGACGACCGCCTGTACGCATGCGCCGAATGGCGCCACGACTCCCGCGCCACGCACCGCAGCATGACGGACGCGCAGTACTCCGCAGCGCTGCGCGCATGGCTCGACGAGTGGCAGCACCCAGCGGCCGCCCCCGGCGCCGCGGGCGTCGCCCCGGAGTGGACGTTCGTCGACCCGTCCGCCGCCAGCTTCAGTACGCAGCTGTGGAACGACGGGCACCCGGGCGTGACCCGCGCCGACAACAACGTCGCCGACGGCATCCGCAGCGTCGCCGCCGCCCTCGCCGCCGGCCTGTTGTTCGTCCATGAGAGCTGCACCGGCCTGCTCGCCGAGATGCCCGGTTACAGCTGGGATCCGAAGGCGACCGAGCGGGGCGAGGACAAGCCGTTGAAGGTCAACGACCACTCAGTCGACGCACTGCGCTACGCCGTGCACACCACCGCCCACGAGTGGCGCCACCTACTCACCGCGCCGAAGGAGGCCGCCCCCGAATGACCACCATCCCGGCCGCCCTCAGCAAAGAGCAGGCCCGTGCCGTATTCAGCACCGTATTTCGCACGCTCGGTTTCCCCCCGTCCCTTGTGCACAGCGTGCACCTGGACGTCGACGACGGCGTGCGCGCCCTGCTGTACGTCCGCGACCGCGAGGGCCGCCGCATCAACCACGGCGACGACGTACTGACGACCACCATTCACATCCCATTCGAGGAGGCGAGCAGCCGTGGCACTGCCTGACAACGGCGCCCCGTGGCCGCCCCCGCAGTGGGCCCCGATCTATGCCGAGATGCGCGTCGACGACGCCTGGTACTCCGGCGACCGCGCCCGCCTCGCCCAGGTCTACGCGAACTCACCGCGCCACGAGGAGCGCCGGACGCTATGGGGGCGCCGCCGCCAGCAGCCGACGAAGCGCGAGCAGCGGTTGCACGTCCCGTTGCCGGGCGACATCGCCAGCACCAGCGCCGACCTGTTGTTCGCCACCATGCCCACCGTGACCGTGGACGACACGGCCACACAGGACCGCCTCGGCGTGCTGCTCGACGACGGCCGCGTGCAACAGACCCTGCTCGGAGGCGCCGAGCAGGCCGCCGCCCTGTCCGGCGTTTTCCTGCGCGTCACCTGGGACCGCGACCTCACCGACCGCCCCCTACTCACCGTCATGCAGCCCGACGGAGCCGTACCGGAGTTCCGGTTCGGGATGCTGCGCGCCGTGACGTTTTGGCGTGAGCTGTCCGGCAGCACCACGCAGACAGTGTTCCGCCACCTCGAACGGCACGAGAGCGGCAGTATCCGCCACGGCCTGTACGAGGGTGGGCCGGACAACCTCGGCCGCGCCGTGCCGCTCACCGCGCACCCCGACACCGAAGGCCTTATCGCGTCGCTCGACGCGGACGGCGACGGGCAGACGATCAGCACGGGTATCCGCGATCTCACCGCCGCCTACGTCCCGAACATGCTTCCCAACAGGTTGCACCGAGGCAGCCCGGTCGGGCGCAGCGACTACGCGGGGGGCGTGCACGGCCTGTTCGACGCGCTCGACGAGACCTGGACGTCATGGATGCGCGACATCCGCCTCGCCCGCGCCCGCCTGATCGTCCCCGACGGCTACCTGCGCAGCAACGGCCGCGGCGAGGGCGCCAGCTTCGACGACGACCGCGAGGTATTCCAGCAGCTGAACATCCCGCCCACCGAGGGGGGCGGCATCACCCTGTCGCAGTTCGCGATCCGGGTGGATGAGCACCGCGCCACGGTCGAGGCGATCGTGCGCCAGGCCGCGCAGTCGGCCGGCTATTCGGCGCAGTCTCTCGGCCTCGACGGCGAGGGCCAGGCCGTCACCGCCACCGAGGTCGACAGCCGCGACCAACGCTCGATGGTGACCCGGGCGAAGAAAACCGGCTATTGGCGGCACCCGCTCGCCGACATGCTGCACGTCATGTTGCAGCTCGACGCGTCCCTGTTCGGCACCCGCATCAAGCCGGAGAGGCCGCGCGTCGAGTTCGGCGACGGCGTCGCGGAGTCCGAGCAGGCCACCGCGACAACCCTGGACCTGCTCGCCCGCGCAGGCGCCGTATCGACCGCGACCAAGGTCAAGTGGTTGCACCCGGATTGGGACGACACGGCCGTCAAGGTCGAGGCCGCCGCGATCCTCGCCGAGACCGGAGCAGGCGCACCCGACCCCGTCGGCACGTTCCCCATGTAAGGAGGGTGCCGCCGTGGCGATCCATCCGGGCATGGTCGAGGAGCTCGCCACCGGCACCCGCGACCTGTACGAGCAGGCCGAGCAGCGCCTGTTGGGCATCATCGCCCGGCAGCTCGCCGACGGCCTCGACGCCCCGGGGTGGGTCGAGCGGAAGCTGTCTGCTGTGCAGGCCGTACGCCGCGCCTCGCAGGCCGTTGTGGGCGAGCTCGGCAAGGCGACCACGTTGGAAGTGTTCGACGTCGTCGCCGAGGCGTACAACACCGGGCACCGCGCCGCGGTCGCCGAGGTAGGCGCACTGTCCGACGACGCCCGCCGCCTGGTCGACGACGTCACCCCGAACGCGCAGGCCGTCGACCGCCTCGCACAAGAGACCGTCGACCGGATCACCGCGACCCACCGCAGCATTCTGCGGGCCGTCGACGACCGATACCGCGCCATCGTGGCCGAGGTCACCGCCACCCCCCTGCTCGGCACCGGCACCCGCCGCCAGGCCACGCAGGACGCCATGCAACGGTTCGCCGACGAGGGCATACGCACCTTCACCGACCGCGCCGGCCGAAAGTGGCAGCTCACGTCGTACGCCGAAATGGCGGTGCGGACCAGCGTCGGGCGCGCCGCCACCGAAGCCCACATGCGCACGCTCAGCACGGCGGGCGTCGAGCTGGTCATCGTGTCCAACGCGCCCCGCGAGTGCCCCCTGTGCCGCCGCTGGGAAGGCAAGGTATTGGCGATCAGCGGCGCCGAGGGTGCCCGCACCGTCGAGGCCGAGCACGCCACCGAGGACGGGCGCATGGTCCCCGTCAAGGTCGCCGGATCGCTCAACGAAGCGCGGGCCGCCGGATTCCAGCACCCCAACTGTCGCCACAGCGTCAGCGCCTACACCCCGGGACTCACCCGCACCGAGGACGCCGAGAGCGACCCCGAGGGATACGAGGCCGGGCAGCGCCAGCGCGCCATCGAACGCACCATCCGCAAGCACAAGGCCCGCGCCGCGGCCGCCACCACCCCGGAGGCCAAGCGCGCAGCCGAGGCGAAGGTGCGGCAGTGGCAGGGCGCGCAGCGCGAGCACCTCGCCGCGCACCCCGACCTACGCCGCAACCCCAAGCGCGAGCAGCCCGGCGCCAGCAACTTGCCCGCGCCGCGCCGCACCGTGCCCGACGAGGCACAGCAGGCCGCCCGCATCCGATCCGGCGACGACCTCACCCCACGGGAAATGACCGACGACCAGCTCACCGCCGCCATGCGGCACGGCGAGCTCACCGAACGCGACCGCGCCCGCATCGAGACCGAGGCCGACCGCCGCGACGAGCAGGCCCTCTTGGACCGCGCCGCCCCCGGCGGCCGCCTCGCCGACGACCTGCTCGGACTCAGCGACCAGGAGCTCGGCAAGGTGTTCGGCCACCTCGACGACCGCGACGCGCTACGCGTCATGTCCGAGCTGGACCGCCGCGACCGCGCCGGACAGCTCCCCGGGGCGCGCCACGACTTGCACGGACTGTCCGACGACCAGCTCGCCGCCCGCTACCGCGACGCACCGGGCGACCGCGACGCCCTCGCCGCCGAGGCGCACCGCCGCGACCTGCTCGCCCGCCACTTCCCCGGCGGGAACCTCGCCGACGACCTCGCCGCCGTCGGCGACGACGAGCTCGCATGGTGCATGCAGTACGCCAACCCCGACGAGATCTTGCGCATTGCCGCGGATATGGACCGCCGCGACGCCGTCGACCTCCCGCAGCCGGCCGCGACCGGCAACGCCGTCGACGACCTGCTCGCCGACCGCAACGCGCTCGCCGAAGCGATGGACCCCGCCCCCGACCCCGAGGGGTGGGGCGGCCTCGCCGACGACGCCGCGTTCGCCGAGCAGCTCGCCACCGCCGTCGCCGAGGCAGGGGGCGCCGAGGCCGCCGAGGCGGCACCGTTGCTCACCCGCCGCCAGGCCCGCGAGCTCTACGACGAGTACGTCTACCGGCAGTACCTCCAGGCCGAGGACGAGCTACGCGGCGTACTGCTCAACAAGAAGGCCGAAGCAGCCGGCCGCGGCCCTATCACCCTGTTCTCTGGCCCGGCCCGCATCGCCCACGCGCATGCGTCGGACGAGCTGAAAGAGTGGTGGGCCAAGCACGGCCGCCTCACTCAGGCTGAGTTCATCGAGAAGGCCACCGGACAAGCGCAGCGCTGGGCAGCCGGAGCGCGTAAGAATGAGTCCGACCACCAGAACAAGAGGTAGACGGGGGCGACATGGGGACGCGCGAGGACATCGCACGGGCACTGAACGAGGGAGCCGAGGCCGGGAGCCAAGGCGACGCCCCGACCGCATGCCCGTACCCCGGCACCAGCGTGCTGCGCACCGCGTGGATACGCGGATACGCAGGCACCGCGCCCCGCCTCACCCACGGCGACGACGACACGTAAGCGCCGACACAGACTGCACCACCCCGGGGCCCGCCAGGAGCGGGCCCCTTTTGCATGCCCGGACGCCCGCCAGGAGCGGGCCCACACCGCACCAGGAGTGCACCCCATGAACACCCGCGCTTTCCGTCACCCGCTCGCCACCCACGCCGCCGGTACCGTGCTCGGCTACCGCCGCGACGGCCGCCCGATCTACGCCATCGCCGGAGGCGACGGCACCGGAGAGGGCGGGCAGGGCAGCGCCGAGGGCCAGCAGCAGGGCGGGGGCGGGCAGGGCCCGGCCGCGCCCGCGCCCACGCCCACGCCCGCAGCAGGCGCCCCCGCGGACACGGACGCCGCGGCCACCATCGCTCGCCTCGAATCGGACCTCGCCGCCGCCCGCAAGGACGCCGGGAAGAGCCGCGTAACGGCCAAGCAGCAGGCCGCCGACGACGCCCGCGCCGAGCTCGCCCAGCAGATCGGCAAGGCACTCGGCATCGTCCAGGACGACCAGACGGCCGACCCCGCCAAGCTCACCGAGCAGCTCACCGCCTCGCAGGCCGCGGCCCGCCAGACCGCCGTACAGCTCGCCGTATACCGCACGGCCGCAGCAGCGGGGGGCGACGCCGACGCGCTGCTCGACTCCCGCAGTTTCATCGACACGCTCACCGACGTCGACCCCGCCGACGCCACGGCGGTAACCGCCGCGATCACCGCGGCCGTCACCGCTAACCCCAAGCTCGCCGCGGCCCCCGTCGGACCCGCCCGCGGGGGCGCCGAGTTCGGCGGACCCCCGGCCGGCGCCCGCACACCCACCACCCTGCACGACGCCATCGCCGCCCGCATGGGCGGCTGAAACCCCAGGAGTAACCCACCATGGCTACCTCTCTCGCCGAGGCCAAGCTCAACGCGCTGGACGCCGTCGATGTGCAGGTGATCGACGAGTTCGCGAAGAGCTCGGACATCCTCAACCGGATGACGTTCGACAACGTCGTGTCGCCGACCGGCGGCGACACCCTGACCTACGGATACCGGCGGCTGATCACCCAGGCCGATGCCGCGTTCCGTGCGCTGAACACCGAGTACACCCCGGCCGAGGTGACCACACAGCGGTACACCGTCGACCTCAAGCCGCTCGGCGGATCCTTCAACGTCGACCGCGTCATCGCGCGTATCGGCCCGGCCGCGTCCGGCGCCGTCGCCCTGAACGTGTCGCAGAAGATCAAGGCGGCGCGCGCCAAGTTCGCCGACGCGGTGATCAACGGCGACGTGGCGGTCGACACGAACGGCTTTGATGGTCTGTCGAAGATCCTCACCGCTACCGCGACCGAGTACCTCCCGCTCAACAACGGCGTGACCCTCGGCTATGTCGACTGGACGGCCGTCAACGACAAGGCCACCGCGCTCGCCGCGCAGACCCACATCGACAACTGGCTCGCCGCGATGGACGACATCCCGGACGTCATCTACGGCAACCGCAAGACCCTCGCACTGTTCAAGCGGGTTGCCGCATGGTGCGACCAGCTCGACAAGACCACCGACGCGTTCGGCCGCCCGGTCACCGCGTACAACGGCATCCCGCTGGTCAACCTCGGCGCCAAGGCCGGAAGCAACAACGACGTGATCGGCCTGGTCGCCCGCGACGCCGACGGCGGTGGCGCCGGTGGCTCCATCACCAACCTTGGCGACCTGTACGCCGTCCGGTACGGCCTCGACGGTTTCCACGGTGCGTCGGTCGGTGGCGGCGCGCCGCTGCTCTCGACGTTCCTGCCGGACTTCACCACGTCCGGCGCCGTCAAGACGGGCGAGGTCGAGCTCGGCCCGGTTGCGCCCGTGCTGAAGGCGACCAAGGCGGCCGCGGTGTTCCGCAACATCAAGAGCGCGTGATGCCCATGACCATGCGCATCACGTCGCCCGTGGCCGGATACACCGGCCACGGGCCCGGCGGAGTCCAGTTCATCGACAGCATCGGCGAGAGCGCCGACCCCGCCGTTATCGGCTACTGCCAGGGCGCCGGGTATCTGGTCGAGCTGCTCGACGACACCGCGCCGCCCGAACCAGACCCCGACCCGGACCCCACCCCGGAGCCCGAGCCGGAGCCCACCGCCCCGCAGGCCAAGGCCGCGGGGCGTTCTCGTACCCGCAAGCACAACGAGCACCAGGAGGTGACCACCGATGCCGCCTCGCACTGAGATCGCCGCACAGTCGGTGTCCGCAGGTACGCCGCTCGCCGCCATCACGATGACCGCCGCGGACGGCACCAACGGCAACCAGTGGAAGTTCACCGGCCGCCGAAAGCTGATCGTCCGCAACGCTGCGGCGAGCCCGATCACGGTCACGATCCGCAGCAACAGCCGCGTGAACGGCCTGACTGTGCCCGACCGCACGGTGTCCGTCGCCGCGTCCGGCATGGCGTACATCCCGGAGGGCCCGGAGGCACTCCAGACCGACGGTTTCGTTTACGTCGATTGGTCCTCGGCCGTCACGGTCACCGCCGGACTGATCGAAGAGACCACGTAAGGGGGCGTTGGTCATGGTGTACGCGACGCCCGCGGAGCTCGCCGCCTACACCGGCCAGCCCGCGCCGGCCGATGCCGACCGCCTGCTCGCCCGCGCCTCGCAGGACATCGACGACGCACTGAGCGCCGCCGTGTACTGCACGGACAGCGCGGGCATGCCCACCGACCCCCGCATCATCGCCGCGCTCAGCGATGCGACGTGCGCGCAGGTCGAGTACCAGCAGGCGACCGGCGACGACGGCACCGGCGCCGCCGGTAGATGGGACTCCGTCAGCCTCGGCCCGGTATCCCTGTCCGGCCGCAAGGACACACCGCGCGGGGCGGCCGACGTCGACCTCGCCCCGCGCGCCGACCGCACGCTACGGCGCAACGGACTGCTACCGGGGGTGATTTGGTGACCGCCGTACCCGCATGGTTGCTGCGGCACCGGATCACCGTCGAGCCGTACCTCGGCGTATCGGCGTACGGGCCCCGCTACGGGCCGCCCGTCGCGGACGTGCCCGCCATGGTGGCCAGCGCCATCAAGCGGACGCGATCCGCGACGGGCGCCGAGGTCGTATCCACCGCGCAGATCATCGCCGCCCCCGGCCTCGCCTGCCCGACCGGATCACGCGTCACCCTGCCGGGCGGGCGCACCACCGTCGTGATCAGCACCGCGCAGCACACCGCGCCGGGCCTCCCGGTACCCGAATGCACAGAGGTGATGTGCGAGTGACGCAGCGCGGATCCGTCCGATGGAACGGCGACATCGCCCTCGACGCCATGCGCGAGGGTTCCGTGCAGGGCGTACGCCTCGCCGCCGAGCACGTCCTCACCGAGTCACGCCGCCGGGTGCCGATCGAGGAAGCCACCCTCGAACGCTCCGGCGTCGCGAGCGTCGACGAGGGCGCCCTCACCGCCGCCGTGTCGTACGACACCCCGTACGCGGTGCGGCAGCACGAGGAGCTCACCTACCGGCACGACAGCGGGCGCAGCGCCAAATTCCTCGAACGCGTGCTGATCGAGGAGGCCGACACGGCAACCGCGATCATCGCCGCGCAGGTGCGGAGGGCGTTGCGGTGAGTTTCCTAGTCGACGTTGTCGACGGCCTCGCCGAGCTGCTCGACGCGAACGGCGCCGGTACGTACCGGCCCGATGGCATCTACGCCCCGGGGGACACAGCCATTACCGACACGGTGATGCCGGACGCCCCCGACCGCGTCATCTGCCTGACTGCCTACGCAGGCACCGAGTCCGCGGCCGTCACCGACACCACCGTTTTCGTGCAGGTCCGCACCCGCGCCGGCCAGGACCCGCGCGACGTCGCGGCCCTCGACGACCAGGTGTTCGCGGTGCTGCACGCCGCCGGGCCGCTCGACCTGAACGGGCACCCCGTCGCCCTGATCTCCCGCGCCTCGGCCGCCTCCATGGGAGCCGACGCCACGGGCCGATTCGAGCGGACCAGCAACTACCAGATACGCGCCAACCGGGCGCACAACAAACTCGACTGAGAGGAGCCGAAGATGGCTGACGTTGCCGCCGAGACCGCGACACTGCTCGCCCGCCGCTACCGGCTGGAAATCGACCTGTCGGCGACGGCGACCCCGTCATGGGCCGTCGTCCCGGGCATGAGTGAGTTCGCCCCGAAGGTCGAATCGACCGACCAGGACGCGACCGACTACGGGTCGGACGGGTGGGGGCAGGTCACCCGCACCAAGCTCGCATGGTCGGCCGAGGCGAGTTTCCTGCGCCGGGCCCACCCCATCACCAAGGCATTCAACGCCGCCCAGGAGAAGTTGAGGACGTCCTCGCGCGCATTCGGCGCCGGTTCGTACGTGCACGTGCGCTGGTACGACCGCGACGGCCGCGTAGGCGACAACTGGGAAGGGACCGCGCTGGTCACCTGGGAGCCCGAGGGCGGCGACTCCGAAGAGCTGGAGTCCATCAAGGTGACGCTCACCGGCAACGGTGCGCCGACCGAGATCACCAACCCCGCCACGTAAGGAGAGGTCCACCCATGGCATTTGAAGCCCTCGGCGAGCTGCTCGATGACGAGCTGCGCCTCCCGCTCGGCGGGAAGACGTACACCGTGCCCGCCCCCTCGGCCGCCGTCGGTCTGCGCACGCAGGCCATCATGCAGGCCGCCGCCATCGCCGCGGACGGCGGCCGCATTGACGAGGAGATCCTCGCCGACGCGGCCGAGCGCGACCTGTACCGCGACGTCCTCGGCACCGCGCACGCCGAAATGGTCGCCGACGGCGTGACGTGGCCGGCCATGAAGCACGCCGCGATCACGGCCATGGTGTGGATCGTCCAGAACAAGGAACAGGCGGAGAAGTTCTGGAATTCGGGCGGCGACCCAAATCGTCTGGCCCCGAACAGGCAGGCCCGCCGCAGCCAGTCGGGTGCGGCGAGCTCGACCCAGTCTCGGGGCTCTACGAGTGGTACGAGTGGCCGCCCGGCACGTCCCCGCGGACAGGGCAAGGGCGCAGCGCGCCGCAAGTGAGCTGGTCGCAGATCCTCGACGAGTGGCCGCTCGTCGAGGCCGACCTCCACGAGTTCTACGGCGTCGACGTAGGCGCCCCCGGCCTGCTCGCCGCCCGGTCATGGCGATGGCTACGGGTGCGCATCCTCGGCCTGCTCTCGGCCGACTCCCGCCTGTCTCGGCTCAACACCCCCCCGCCCGAGCCACCGCGCCCCGCGCGCGGCGGCTGATACCGCGCGCACCGCGCGGCCACAGACAAGGAGGTGGCCGCCATGGCGCTTAACGTGGGCGAGCTCGCCGCAACGATCAGTGTCGACGACGGCCAGGGCGCCGCCGGACTGCGAAAGTTCGAGGGGCGTCTCAAGTCCACCGGAGACAAGGCCGTGGCCACGGCCGACACCATCGGTAAGGAAACCGGCGAGGCCCTCGGCGACGGCCTCGCCGAGGGTGCCGAGGAAGGCGCCGAGCAGGCCGCCGAGGGCATGGGCGCCAAGCTCCGAGGATTCGCCGCCGCGACCATCGGCGCAGGCATCGGCGCAGCGCTCATGGAAGGGCTCGCGCAGGCCGTCGAGCAGGAGCAGATAACCGCCAAGCTCGGCGCGCAGCTGGGCCAGACCCCGGCCGAAGCGAAGCGGCTGGGAGAGATCGCGGGCGACCTGTACGCGGGTGCGATCACCGCGGATTTCCAGACCGCCGCCGACGCCATCAAAGAGACCATGGGCGCCGGCCTGCTCCCGCCGGACGCGACCAACGCACAGATCCAGTCCATCTCGACCAAGGTCGCCGACCTCGCCGGAACGTTCGACCAGGAGCTCGGCGGTGTCACGAACGCCGTGTCGCAGCTGATGCGCACCGGCCTCGCGTCGAGCGCCAATGAAGCGTTCGACATCATCGCCGCGGGTTTCGGCACGAGCGCCAACAAGGCCGACGACCTGCTCGAAACGATCAACGAATATTCGGTGCAGTGGAAGCGCGTAGGCCTCGACGGACAGACCGCGCTCGGCCTGATCGACCAGGCCATCAAGGCAGGCGCACGCGATAGCGACCAGGTCGCCGACGCCATCGGGCAATTCGGCGAGCTCGCCCTGTCGAGCAGCCAGGGCGTAAAGGACGCGTTCACCTCCATCGGCCTGAACGCCGACACCATGTCTCAGAAGATCGGCAAGGGTGGCAAGGACGCCGAGAGCGCCCTACAGCAGACCCTCGACGCACTGCGCGGCACCAAAGACGAACAGGTCAAACTCAACGCGGCCACGGCCCTGTTCGGCGACCCGGGCACCGTCATGGGCGCGGCTCTGTTCGCACTGGACCCGGCGACCGCGGCCGCATCGTCCGGCATGGACAAAGCGGCAGGCTCGACCAACCGCCTCGGCCAGGCCCTGCACGAGACTGCCGGGGCGCGCATCGAGAAACTCAAACGAGGCTTCACACAGGGGTTTGTCGAGATCCTCGGCAACACCGTCGTGCCCATCCTCGAAAAGTTCGCCGGGTACGTGTCGCAGAACATCGCGGTGCTCGGCCCGCTCGCCGGGGTGGTCCTCGGCGTCGCCGCGGCCATCGGCGTATGGAGCGTCGCGCAAGCCATCTTCAACGTGGTCATGGCGGCCAACCCCATCGTGCTCATCATCGGCGCGATCATCGGCCTGATCGCGGTGATCATCCTCGCCTACCAGCACAGCGAAACCTTCCGCACGATCGTGCAGACCGCATGGGAGACCGTGAAGGCCGTCATTTCTACGGCCATCGACGGCATCGCCATCGCTATCAACTGGTTCGCCGGACTGCCCGCCATGCTCGGCCGGTGGTTCGGCGAGGCCAAAGACTGGGCCATCGCCAAGTTCGTCGAGCTAGTGCTGTGGCTGGTCGGACTCCCCGGGCGCGCACTGACAGCCCTACAGAACCTCGGCGCCTCCCTGCGCAGCGCGGCCAAAAACGGCTTCATCGCCTTCAAGGACATGGCGGTAACGAAGGCAACCGACTTCGTGGCGTGGGTGCGTGGACTGCCCAAGCGCATCATCACTGCGATCGGCAACCTTAAAACGCTGCTCGCCGACAAGGGCAAAGACCTCATCCGCGGACTGCTCGCGGGCGTCCGGTCGATGGGCTCATGGCTGCGCTCGCAACTGATGTCGTTCGCCAAAGCCATGATCCCCGGGCCGATCGCGGAAGCGCTCGGCATCCACTCGCCGTCGCGCCTGCTCGCCGACAAGGTCGGCCAGTGGATCCCGGCCGGTATCGCCAAGGGCGCCGAGGACAACGTGGGCGTGCTCGACCGGACGATGCGCAATCTCGTATCCGTGCCCACCCCGCGCGCGGCCACGGCCGCCGCTGTAGCAGCGCAGGCCGGCCGAGCGCCGGGCGGCGCGGTGGGCGGCGGCGCCATCGTCCTGGACGTCACCGGCGCCGACGGCGACATGAAACGGCTCATCCGCCGCATGGTCCGCCTGGACGGCCGCGGCTCCGTACAGACCGCATTCGGCACGTGAGGAGGTACGCACCGTGGCATTCCCCGATGACCCGCTGGGCGTAATGGTCGAGCTGTACCTCGGCGGGGCGTGGGTGGACATCACCACGGACGTCTACGCCCGCACGCCGATCGTCATCACCCGCGGCCGCCAGGACGAGGCGGCGCGGGTGGACGCGGGTACCTGCTCGCTCGTCCTCAACAACATCTCCGGCCGCTACAGCCTGCGCAACCCGCGCTCCGACCTGTTCGGCCTGCTCGGGCGCAACACCCTGCTACGGGTGTCGGTCAAGCCCGGCGCGGTGCGCCTGGTCCGGTTCGTCGGCGAGGTCGCCGCATGGCCCGTTCGCTGGGGCACGCCGTACGACGTCGCCGTAAGCATCACCGCGGCGGGCATCCTGCGCCGCCTCGGACAGGGTGCGGCACCGTTGCAGTCCCCCATGTTCCGCGAGTTCGCCAGCCCCGCCCGTACAGGGATTACGGCGTACTGGCCATTGGAGGAGGGCTCGGCCGCCACCGAGTTCGCCTCCCCCCTCATGGGCATACCGCCGATGCGCATCACCACAGCGGGAATCAAGCCCGGCGCCTACAACACGTACGCCGCATCGGACGCGCTGCCCACCCTCGGCGACGGCGCCCTCACGGGCACCGTGCCCACGTACAGCGTCACCGGGGAAACGTCGCTGCGCCTGTTCGCATCGTTCCCCGACCAGGCACCCGAGGCCGAGGTCACGCTGTGCACGCTCACCGGTACCGGCACCGTGGCGCGGTGGCGTCTCATGTGGAAGACCGACGGGTGGCTCGCGCTGCTCGGCCACACCCTCGCGGGCGTACAGGTCGAAGCCGTCGCGTTCGGCGGCGACGTCCGCGGGCGCCGTATCAGCCTCGGCCTGGAGCTGGTGCAGAACGGCGCGAACATCGAGCGGCGCCCCTACTTCATCGACATCGACGAGTACACCTATGCGGGCGGCGCGCTGGTCTACGCGGCACCGGGCACGATCACCGGGCGCACGGTGGGCCGCATCACGCACATCGGCCTCGGCGGCGACACGGCCGGCGACGTCGCGGTCGGGCACGTCGCCCTCGCCACCGCCGTGACCGCGTACGCGAGCACCGGGCGCGCCATGATCGGATGGGCGGGGGAGACAGCAGGCACCCGCCTGGTGCGTCTCGCCGCCGAGGAAACCATCCCGCTCGCCTACACCGGCAAGACGAACGCCCCCTCCGCGCAGGTGGGTTCGCAGTCCGTCGCCACGTTCCTCGACCTGGTGCAGGATGCCGCGGCCGCCGACGACGGCCTGTTGTACGAGCAGCGCGACGCGCTCGCCCTCGCCTACCGCTCCCGCCCCACCCTCTACACCCAACCCGCCGCGCTCACCCTCAACTACGCCGCGGGCGAGGTCCCCCCGCTCGAACCGGTCGACGACGACCAGGACGTGCACAACGACGTCACGACCCAGCGCGAGGGCGGATCCTCGGCCCGCGCGGTGCGTGAGACGGGCCCACTGTCCGTCGCCACCATCGGCCGGTACGCCGAGTCGACGACAGTGAACCTGTTCGCCGACGAGCAGTGCGAGCCCAACGCATGGTGGAAGCTGCACCGCGGTACCTGGGACGCCCCGCGCTATCCGTCGGTGTCGGTGGCCTTGCACGAGGCGCCGCACATGGTCGCCGCGGTCGCCGCCGTCGACATCGGCGCGCGCCTGGTCGTGGCCAACCCGCCCCCGTGGCTCCCGGCCGAGCAGATCGAGTTGCTCGCCGAGGGATACACCGAGACCCTCGGCCCGCGGACGTGGGACATCGATTTCATGTGCTCGCCCGGCGGGCCGTGGCTGGTCGCCACCGTCGACGATCCGGTCTACGGCGTCGCCGACACCGACGGCTCGCAGCTCGCCGCCCCGGTCACCGCCACCGCGACCAGCCTGCCGGTACTCACGACGGCCGGGCCGCCGTGGGCGACCGCCGCCGCCTTCCCCCTCGCCCTGTCCGTGGGCGCCGAGCAGGTCACCGCAACGGGCATCGCGCCGGCCGTCGCCGACGCGTTCAACCGCACCGTCACCGGCGGTTGGGGCACGGCCGATATCGGCGGCGCGTGGACCGCCTCGGGCGGCACCACGGCGGACTTCTCCGTGACGGGCGGCATCGCCAAAACCGTCATGACGACCGCGAACGCGGTGCGGCTGTGCGCCATCACCGCGCCAAGCCCTGACGCCGATGTGTACGTTGACCTGTCCTTCCCCCTGCTGAGCACGGGTGCCGCACAGTCCGGCGGGCTCATGACCAGATACACCGACGGCTCGAACCTCTACACCGCGCGGCTCATCGCCAACACCAACGCCACCTTCACCCTGTCGCTCCGCAAGCGGCTGCTGGGTGTCGAGACGACCCTCGCCAACTACACCGCGCCGTTTCCGCATGTGGCGGGCGCCTGGTACCGGCTGCGCATGCAGAGCATCGGCACCGCGACGCGGGCCCGCGTATGGCAGGTGACCGACGCCGAGCCGGACGTGTGGCATATCGACGTCGCCGACCCCGACCTCACGGGGTCAAAAATCGGCGTCCGTGGCTTCACGACCAGTGGCAACACCAACCCCAGCCCGCCGGTTCAGTACCGGAGTTTCCGGCTCGCCTCGCCGCAGCTGTTCACCGTCACGCGTGGCACGACGTACGCGGCGGCACAGCCTGCCGGTACCGCGGTCGCCCTCACGCACTCCCCGATCGCTCCCCTGTAGGAGGCACCCCCTGTCCACCCCCGTCAGTGCATGGCTGCCCGGCATGGACATCACCGCCGGCCGACTTCAGTACATGCTCGAACGCCTCTCCGACTCCCTCACCGTCACCGCCTACGGGGCGATCGGCAACGGTGCCGCGGACGATGCCCCGGCGATTCAGGCCGCGCTCAACGCTGCCCGGGACAAGGGCGGCGGCTGGATCGTCGTGCCGCCCGGCACGTACCTGCTCGCCACGCTCCCGCTGCGCATCTACAAGAACACGCGGCTCACGCTGCTGCCCGGCGCAGTTTTCGTACGCGGCGCCGACCAAACGATGTTGCTCAACGGCGACGCCGCGCAGAACTTCGGCGGCTACACCGGCAACGGCAACATCATCATTGAGGGCGGCCTGTGGCGGATGGAGGCCCTGACACCCGGCCTCACCGCGTCGCGCATGTGCATATCGATCGGCCACGCCCGCAACATCACCATCCGAGACATCGAGGTACGCGACACCCCCGGCTATCACGGCATCGAGCTCAACTCGACGAAAGACGCGCAGATCGTCAATTGCAGTTTTCGCGGGTACGTCGACCCGGGCGGCCGGTCCGTATCCGAGGCCATCCAATTCGACCTCGCCAAGGACTCCGGCGCGTTCGGCGGTTTCGGTCCCTACGACCAGACCCCGTGTGAAGACATCGTTGTGCGTGACTGCTACGTCGGCGCGTCCGACACCGTCGGGACCGTCCCGTGGCCGCGCGGTATCGGCTCGCATTCGGCGACCATCAACCGGTGGCACCGACGCATTCACATCGTCGACAACATGTTCGAGAACTGCGCCGCGCACGCCATCCGCGCCTACTCGTGGGAAGACGCCGTGATCACCGGCAACACGATCACGGGGTGCGGGTCGGGCATCGCGGTACGCACCGTCGATATCTCGCGCACTGCTGACACCCTGGACACCACGGGGGTGCAGACCAACGCGTCGCAGAACGCATGGGGCGTTGTCATCGCGAACAACACCATCCGCGAGGGCGGCACGCTCAACGAGCCGATCATCGTCGAGGGTGAGACGACCGGCCGCAACATCCTCGTTTCGATCACCGGCAACATCATCCGCACGACCGGCACACAGAACGGCATCCGTGTCGTCTGGGCATACCGCGTCACGATCACCGGCAACGTTCTGCACGCCGTCGCGGCAACCGGAATCAGCCTTGCGAACGTTCAGGGTGTCGCGATCACCGGCAACCGTGTCCACGACTGCGGCACGTCCGGCATCACGTCCGACAGCTCAGCCGAAGTACTGATCTCGTCGAACAACATCACCACATGTGGCGTGAACGGCGTGCACGTGCTCGGCGGATCACAGATCAAGATCGCCGACAACTTCGTGCGCAACGCAGGCAAGACCGACGGGACCGGATTCGGATACCGCGTGTCGACGAACACCGACCGGATCACGATCACGGGCAACACGTACTCCAAGCAGGGCAGCGGATTCGAAGCGATCAACGCGCTCGGCATCACCAACACCGTGACCAAGGTCCGCCGCTACGGCAACGACTGGATCGGACAGGGCCGCGTCGCCGACGTCGACGACACCTCGACCGCGCCGAACCTTTCGCCGCTCGACAGCGGCGCGTAACCACCCACCCCACCCCGTACGCCCCGCGCACCGCGCCGGGCGTTTCTTCATGTCTGGAGTACCCCCGTGGCCCGCATGCCCGGCGCCCTGTGGCGCCCCATCCCGATCAACTACACCGACGGCGGACAGGAGTCCGTACGCGGTGTCGTCGTGCACATCATGGCCGGGACCCTCACCGGCACGGACGCATGGTTCCGCAACCCCAAGGCGCAGGCCTCGGCCCACTTCGGCACCGGCAAGGCGGGCGCCCTGTACCAGTGGGTTGACACCGCCGACCGTGCGTGGGCGCAGGCGGGCGGCAACCGGACGTGGCTGTCCGTCGAGAACGAAGGCGAGGGCGGCCAGATCCTCACCGAGGCGCAGCTCGACCGGAACGCGCAGATCCTCGCGTGGGCCCACGCCAAGCACGGCGTACCGCTACAGGTCGCCGACTCCCCGACCGGCCGCGGCCTCGGCTTCCACGCGATGGGTGGGAGCGCATGGGGCGGACACACGTCCTGTCCCGGATCCCGCATCGTGGCGCAGCTCGCCGAGATCGTCCGCCGCGCCAAGAAGCTGACCGCGCCGAGCACGCCCTCGACCCCGCCCTCGACCCCGGCCGCGCCGAAGCCGACGCCGTACGCCCCGCCGAAGTTCCCGGCCGGCCTCGCCCCGGGCAAGGCCAAGCCCTCGGCCGTGACGTTGCAGCGCGCACTGAAGAAGGCCGGTTTCATGGCCAAGAGCGTGCCGGAGTCGCCGACCTACGGGCCGAAGACACAGGCCGCGGTCGCCAAGTTCCACAACGCCCACCCCGCGTACCGCGCCAAGGGCAAGGCGTACGACCCCGCCATCGGATCCCGAGGTTGGGCCGCTCTGCACCGCCTCGCATACGGCAAGTAGCCACCCCGGCCCCGGCAGCGCGCCGCCAAAAACCTCGAGTTTTCTCGTCACCCTGACGACAACACTCGAGCAATCGGCACCGCGCCGCCGGGGCGCGCCCCCACCATCCGCACCCCCGAAAGGGTCCCCCCATGACCCCCGCCAACAAGCGCGCCATCCGCACCGTTCTACAGGCCACGGTCGGCATCGCCCTCGCACTGCCCGCCATCGTCGCCGCGGCCGGTATCCCCGAGTCCCTGCCATGGGTCGCCGGAGCCGTCGCCGTATCCGCCGGCCTCGCCCGCATCATGGCCCTGCCCGCCGTCGAGCAGCTGCTCGACCGCCTCGGCCTCGGCCTGGTCGACGACGCCGCGGACGGTAGCCAGTGACCGACCCGACCGACTCGACCGCCCAGACGGCCGCCGTCGCCGTCGCCCTCGCCGAGCTGCGCGGGACCATGGCCGAAGGGTTCGCCACCGTCAATGGCTCCCTGGCCCTGGTCGCGCAGCGCGGCGAGCAGGCCGACCGGCGCCTCGAAGACCACGAGCGGCGCCTCGACGCGGTCGAGCGGGGCGAGACGGAGCGGCAGAAGCGCGACACCGGGCGCCTCGACGGGCTGGAACGGTCCCGGTGGCCGCTCCCGTCCGTGGCCGCGCTGGTCGGAGTCTCAAGCCTCGCCGTATCCCTGTGGCGGTAGCCCGCCGAGCAGCAGCACAACGCCCCCCGTACGGCCATGCGCGGCCGTGCGGGGGGCGCTTTTCGCGTATCCGGGGTCAGGCCTCGGCCGAGCGATCGGCCACGAATGATCCGAGGCCGGGCACTGTGTACGTCAGCCCCTCGGCGCGCAGGGCCCGCAAGACCTTCTGCGCGGTCGCCGTGGCGATGCCGAATTCGTGCTGAATCTGGAGGACGGACGGCACACGGTCACGGGCCCCATAGGTGCCGTCGGCGATACGGGCGCGCATCACCTCGGCGACCTGTACCCACCGCGGGACGTCCGATGCAAAATCGATCACATGGCAAAGCTCGCACGGTGTGCCGTAGCGCGCGAGCGAGCTATATCTAGAACGTCATGAGTGGCATACCGTACTAGGGGTAGTCTCGTAGCGAAACGACGAAACCCCCGACAACCGCGTGAACGGTGTCGGGGGCATGGCCGACCCAATCGAGGTGGGACGACATGAGCGACTCTATCGGGCCAGTGGCAACCCAACGAAGGGCGCTACCGCCCGTCACCGAGCTCACCGAACAGCAGTGCCGCGGGTGGCGGTGTGTCTGGTGCCGCCACACCCTCACGGTGGGCGACGACATCGACATGGGCGAGCAGCGCGCGACGCCGACCAACGGCGCCGCGTACGCGTGGTTCCCTCGCGCTTGCGCCGACACCGAGGCGTGCACGGAGCGGACCGAACGGCGGTCCGTCGACCCGCTGTACCGGGGGCGGGCATGA